CTGTTAACGCTGCCAAGAAGGAACTGGCATATGCGTTGCGGCATTAAATCTTCTATCTGTTTCCACTCAATAGCCCTCTGTCCGCAAATTAAATACACATAAACGCATACTTTATTGTTACAAAAGTGTGCATAAGTGTGTATATATAATGCATCAACAACGGAGGGCTGATGCAAAGTAGGGAAGTCATCAAGAAAATCAAGGCGGACGGATGGTTCGAAGTGCAAACGACAGGCAGCCATCATCATTTCCGCCACCCGACCAAGCCGGGGCGCGTCACAGTCCCGCATCCGAAAAAGGATCTGAAAATAGGTACCGTTCGGAGCATTGAAAAACAAAGTGGTGTCCGGCTCAAGTGAGCCGGGCTTCCCTGCATGATCACCAAGGAGGGCAAGTAACACATGCAAAAGACTTTTCCGGTCGTAATCGAAACCGATGAAGAAGGCGGATATAGCGCGTTCTTCCCAGACCTTCCCGGTTGTGCCGGTGCCGGGGATACGGTCGAGGAATGCTACAGCGATGCCACGCAGGCACTGATCATGCATCTGGCGGGAATGCTTGAAGATGGCGACCCGATCCCGGATGCAACCCGTCTTGCCGATGTGGTCGTTGATGATGATGTCCAGGAGGCCGCACGGCTTCTTGTCAATGTTACCGTTCCCGGGCGCAAAACGCGGATCAATACGACGCTTGATAGCGCATTGCTGGCTGCGATTGACACTGTGACCACGAACCGCAGTGCGTTCCTTGAGGACGCAGCCCTTGCGGAACTGAAACGTCGCAATAGCGCACCCTGAAACGGTGTGATCATCCGTTGTTGATGCGAAGCCCGTGCCCGGAAAGGCACGGGCTTTTTCGTGATGATTGCAAGATTGCATCATGTCCCCCTGATGGCGAATTAGAGCGCGACCCGCCCTGCTGGCAGATTTATTGATGGGTCCGGGATAAGGCTTGGGCTGAGAACGCGAACTGCGTTGACTTCGGCAACGAAAATGCATCCGCAGTCATCGTTAGAGCAGCAAAAGGTCACTTCGCGATAAGTCGCAGTGATCCTTCTTGTCTTGACTGTACGGCACCGGCTTTTGCAGTGCGGGCAGTGGGTGGCGTTTTGATAGGGGCGGCTCATCCTGTCATTCCTTTGTGATTGAGTGACTGTCGCCCCCCGGCGCGGATTTGCCTGTTTGTTGCAAACCCCAGATGAACAGGTTCAAATTCGAAACCAGCTGTTGAAATTCCGGGATTAGCTGACTGCGTTCGATGCGGTCGATGTGACCGTCAAGCATGGCTTCGGACAGAGAGGCCATGCGTTGTGCCAATTCGTATTGAGCATGATTGCCGGTGATCTGAACCGAGGCCGAAAACTGCAACGGTGCGGCATTGCCATATCCGGCATGGCGCAGGCAATCGTTGACATAATGCGGGCCGAGCAACCGGGCGAGAATGATCCAGTCGGCAAGGTTTGGGCAGGTCGCCGCGTTGCGCCATGACTTCACTGTCCGCGAGATGAACGGTGTTTGTTCTGCCAATTCCGCGATTGAAAATCGTAGGCCATTGTCGTTGCGACGGGCATCGCCGACATGTTTACGCAGGATCGCTCCATGGGTGTCCTTGAAGTTTTCCTGTCCGATGCACTGGTCGATAGACACGGCATTTCACCCCCTGATGGTGTAAATGTGTGCAATCAGAGTTATTCAAAACGAATAACAAAAGCAAGCGCGTTTTGTTGGTAGGTGATCGTAAGGAGGTGGGGTTATGAGGAAAAAAACAGAGGAATTCAGTGATTTGCAGGGTGATCCGAAAATAGGACGCAAACTGCGCAATGCGCGGGAAAGGCTTGGTATGTCTGGGGATTCGACTGCCAGTGCAGCAGGCCTATCAAGTGCACAAACCCTGTACGGTTACGAAAAGGACCGGCGCGAACCGGACTTTTCCGCCCTGATCCGTTTATGCAATACGTTGGGTGAAACCCCGAACTCTTTGTTTTCTTTCCCGGATTTCAATCGTGATTTGATGACCGAGGTTATGGTTGCGGTAGAAGAATTCATGCTTGTGAATAGTCGCAAGATCGACCCGAAAATCAAGGCACAGCTTTGTTTCGCGGTTTATGATGCGCTTGCTGCCGAGCCGGATAAACTCAGGGACGACAAAGGTCGGCTGGACCTATCTGAACTCATGGGATTGATGCGCCTAGCCCTTTGAGTAGTTCTATCCCTATTCCGTATAGATCATTGAAAAACAATGTTTTACGTCTTGACGTTGCATAAGTAATTCAGTCTTTTATGCGGACGGGAGCCGGTGGGCGGGACAACCCACCAGCTTCGTGCAAGGACGATTGCACTACCAGACATATGGCTTTCCCGTAGCCGTCTAGCCCCGCCTCCAGCCGGAGACCGGTGTATTCAATATGGTAGTAGTATGCGTCGTGTGAATGTTTTCAAAACGCCACGCGGTCGGCAATCGTGGGACCGCGCAATGTGTCTTATCAGCCAATCCGAGCCCGTCAAGAAAAGTTATCGATCCCGGTTCGCTATCTGCGCATTGGTGATGATCGGAGTTTTTTTCGTGTCATTTTATCAGTATGTGAAGTGACATTTATTCATTTTGAATAATGAGGTCGATGTGTCTATCGCATCTGCAACGATGATTTGCCTTCTGGCTTCTGGTGCTGTTGCGGCATCAGGCCCCCATACACTTCAATCTGCAGCCTACCTCTATCAGGCCGGGACAGAGCAAAGCGTACCTCCCAACCGTAACAGGTTGCTGGTCGATATGGTCCGGTCTGGCCGGATCTGGATTGTCCAGGATCAATTGAGTGTCAAGATCCCCATCATTCGGGATCTGCGTGAAGACGTCATCAAGGTGACACCGGAACAGGGAAACCCGTTCTATGCGTTCGTTGATCAGGTTCAATGTCCGCAGAACTAGATACTGGTGACAGCCTCCAAGGATGTGGATGCACCGCCTTCTGACCAGCTATGGGAAACTTCGCCAGAAACCCAGTTGATCCCGGTAATGTCTTGCCGCCATCCAGATAGATGAAGCGGTTGTCCAGCGTGGATTGACGGATCGCCATTGGCAATTGTGACGCTGATGGTGGCCTGACCGCGTTGCATCCGTGCCCATTCTGCTTTTGCTGCGTGATAGGCGGTGATGGCATTGGGAAAGATACGCTTGAGTGTCTTCCAATTATCACCGGTACCGGCAGTGGAATATCTGGTGCGATTGCCGTTGTGGTCGCGCCATTTGGCGCGGACCCCTGAAAAGGTTCCTTCGCGGTCGGCGATCTGGAAATGATGGCTGGTGCTTTGGTCGCGCCTGATCATGGCTGTTGGTAAAGCGATTCCGCTGATCGTCTTGTTGTATCCGACCGGGGTGAACAGCAAACGACCAGCCTTGATGGTTGCGATGGCGTCATAATCCTTCCCCAGACGGGTCAGGAAGTTGGGATCGCTTTCATTGGTCTGGTCGATGTGGTCGATCAGGATTCCTGCAAGTCCGTCCTCGATCGCAGGGATCAGGTCGTATCGCTTGGCAATGGTGGTCAGGATCTGACCGATTGTTTTGCCGTTATAGGATTCCTCGCGCTGGATCTTGAACGGGCCTTGAAAATCGGCACTGCATCCGGAAACAGTGACGATGTCTGGCGGGCCGGATTCCGTGACCTGATCGATGATGAATGTTCCCTTGTCGATCAGGTCGTCGCTATATCCCAGATACACCTGAAGGCGGACCCCGCGACGTGGCAGGTTCAATGTGCCATCCGGGTCCGACAGTTCAATTTCGCATTCATCCGCCTCAACACCTGGCTTGTCGATGACACGCACCTTGTTGAGATACTTTTCCATGCGGGCAGTGACATCGATGCTGTCTGCGATAATGCGGTATTGCGGGATCATGGCTTGCTATCCATCAGGTTGCCCAGTTGTTCGTTGTCGTCATTGCCATATCGGGTAAGCGATATGGTGAATTCGATTTTGCGGGCAAGTCCGTTTGATACCATGTGCGACTTGGTATCCTCGATCCGGTCGATAAACCATTTGCCCAGCACATCACCGTTTCCGGCCGTCAGGATCCATGCCTTTCCGCTGGAGGCCATTTCGCGCAGTTTGGTCAGGTGAACCGGGCCACCTGTCAGTTCCGGCATCAACTTGCCATCAATGGTGAGGGTATCAGTTCCCGGACCCAGAAACTGGTGGGCCGGAGACTTGCCAAACCGATTGGTTGCGGACCAGCGATATTCTGTTGACCGTTTCAGGGTTTCATATGGCACGGTCTGAAGCTGAAAAACGAACAGTCCAAGGGAAAGAAGCATATCAATTGGTCCGATCAATCAGTGATGAACGTTGACGCGCCTGATTACGGCGTTCGATCAGTTCGATCTGGCGTGCGACTTCTTTGGCAATGGCATCGGAATCCGCCCCGGCACCTGCATTAATCGTGATGCTGTAGGTGTTCTGGGTTGGTTGCATTGCCATCTGATCGGCCTGTGCCGCCGCCACAGGAGATGCTGCAATCGCGGCAGCAACCGGGGCCACGGCCACGGTGCTGACAGAGTTCTTCGCAGCGTTGCGCATGGCGTTGCCGGTTTCACTTGCAGACGGGCCGGTATTGTTGACGGTCAGGGTGGTTTCCTTGCCACTGCCAAACAAGCCGCCAAGGGCGTCGGATAACCATTTGACCGGCTGCGCCAAGGCCTTAAGCTTGTCGCTGATCCAGTCCCATGCCACGCCAAATGCCTGCACGATCCCGTCCCAGAGATCGATAAAGAATGCCTTGATCGGGCCCCAGTACTCGTAAAGCAGATAGGCAGCCCCGGCGATGGCCATAACGATCACGCCGATGGGATTGGCAGTCAGCGCCATGCCGATTGCCCGGATACCTGCGGAAACAATCGGAAAAGCGACTTTGGCCACGGTCCCAAGCAGCCCGATCCCTTTACCGACCAAACCCAGTCCACCACCAAGCATGCCGGACTGAATTCCAAGGGCGGTGAAGGCAAACTTTGCCATGGCGAACGGACCAAGCAGACCGGCAACCGTGGTGGCCAGCAAACCACCAGTAAAGATCAGACCGGCCAGCACGGCGGCAACCTTGACCAGTCCGCCCGCCAGTTCCGGGTTGGCCTTGACCCAGCCCGTGATGGATCGCACCACGCCTGTTGCCGACTGGATCAGGCTGCGTAACGGTGCGTCGTTCGTGCTGGTCAGGCTGATGTTCATGCCTTCGACCGCCGACCAGAAGGACTTTATATCGCCTGCCGCGTTATCGCCCATTTGCTTGGCCACGCGCGCGGTTTCCCCCATGGAGGTATTCAGAACATCAATGAACTTGGTGATTTCACCTGATCCGCCCTGTTCGACAAGGGTGGCAAAGGCGGCTCCGGCTTCCTGCCCTGCGATGGCCGTAAGATGCGCAAGGCGTTCCGCTGAGCCAAGCCCCTCGGTCGATTTGGCAAGGTCGCCCAGAATATCCACCATGCTTCTGGCGTTGCCGTTGAAGTCCATGGTGGAAATCCCAAGCTGGTCCAGTGCGTCCAGTGCATCTGCTGGTGGGGATGCCATGCGCGAGAACATGGCACGCAACGCGGTGCCGGCTTGGCTTCCCTGAATGCCGACATTGCCCAGAAGGCCGGACATCGCGGCAACGTCTTCGACTGATGCCCCGAATTCCTTGGCAATCGGGGCGGTGTATTTCATCGTTTCACCCAACATGGACAAGTCCACGTTTGAACGGGTGAAGGTAGCAGTCATGATATCGCCCAGCCGGTCCATGTCACTGGCCTGCATCCCAAATCCGGACAGAATGTTGGAAGCAATATCGGCGGTTGTTGCCAGATCCGTTGCACCGGCCTTTGCCAGATTGAGCATTCCCGGCATGGTTTGCAGGATTTCGTTTGCCTCGAACCCGGCCATGGCAAGGAATTTCATCCCGCCAGCTGCCTCAGAAGCCGAGAAGCTGGTACTTGCGCCAAGTTCTTCTGCCTGCGCACGCAGTTTGGTCATGGCTTCCGAGGCCTTGTCCAGCCTTGCAATCGCCCCGACACCTGACATCTGTTCATCAAAGTCAATGCCGGCCGATGCCATTCGACCGCCAACCGCAAGGGCGGCACCACCTGTGGCCATACCAGCAGCACCACCTATGGCCATGTTTGCCTGCAGCTGCATGGTTTTCTGCATTTTCGCTCGGGCATTTGCCAGCGCGTTGGTTTTCATCCGGGCGCGATCGAGGGACTTGGCCTGTTTATCTGCAGCTGCGCGGGCGGAATCCAGATCGGTTTTCAGTTTGCGTTGTGCATCGCCCAGCTTGCGGGTATCGATCCCGGCTGCGGACAGCTTCTGTCGCAGAGCGCCGGTTGATGTTGAAATCTGCTGTTGCGCATTCTCAAGGCGGTTAACCTCTTTGCGGGCAGCATTGAATTCGTTGCGCATCTTGCGCGTGACCTTGTCGGTCGATGCGATTTGCTGCCCGAGTTGCTGGGCGCGTTGCTGCGCTGTATTCAAGGCCGCCGCATTTTGTCGTGCAGCGGCCTTGAGATCCTTAAACGACTGAAGGTTCCCTGATACCCGTTCGAGATCCCGCACCTGTCCGGCTGCTTCGGCCAATCGGTTTTTTACGTCGCCGGTTGACTGCTTGATTTTGCGAAATGGCGCAGACAATTTGTCGGCGGCCTGCATCAGAATATTAAGCTTCAGATCTGCCATCGGAGTCCTGCCAGCTATCGGTTCATTTGTGCGGATTTGATTGCGTCCGCTTCGATCTGGAGGAACTCGACCGCCAATTTATAGGTGTCGGCCAGTTCCTCCAGTGTCAGCTGATTGAAGACGTTCGGCGGAAAGGATCCCGGAAACGCCTTCATGATAATTCCCCATGCCATGGGGATATCGTCAGGGATGGCTACGCCGAGAAAAAATCGTTGATGCCAACCATGATAGTGACAGCATCAATCGGGTCGATCTTCTGTACATGGGCTTCGGTGATAAGCGGGGTTGTGATACGTGGCAGAAGGGCGAACAGTACGCCAGCATCGATCTCCTGCAACATGGCGAGCTTTACACCGCGCAGATCGCCTCCCATCGGGCGACGGATCGTCACTTTTTCAAGTGTTTTATCTGGTCCGTATGGCAGTGGAACCTTGAACTCATGTTCAAAGCTGGATTTGACCGCGCTGTTGGTCGCTGCGGCAAGGTCTTCGGATTTCTTGGTCATGTCTGTCCCTTTCAAGAAAAAGCAGGATGCCCCCCGGCGCTGCCTCTTGATCTGGGATCTTGGTTATGCGGTCAGGCCAAGTGCCTGACGGATGGAAGCCTGACGGTCCACACCACCAACCTTTTCGATGCCGTTAATCAGATCAATTTCAATGATCACGTCGCCGTTGACCGTGTACTTGAAATAGGTCAGTGGCATTTCACATTTCATCTTGGCCATGTCACCGGATTTAAGGGTGCCGGGATCCATCTTGGTGAAGCGACCACGCACCGACATCTCGATCGCATCAACATTGCTATCGGCACCATCGGCCTTGGCTGCTGCCAAAAGGCGAACACCAATCCCCGATGCGTCCGGGACGCCGTATTGCTTAAGAATTCCGGTGTTGAATTCGGCGAGGGTGAATTCAAGTTTCAACGCCTCAATGCCAAGATCGAGTTCAACCTCGCCAAGCATACCGGCACCCCGATAGGCCTCAGTCACGCGCTCAAGGACGGGGGTAACGACTTCCTCGGCCAATCCGGCAAGGCCGACACCTTCAACGAACGCGTTCCAGTTCTTAATATGTTTGGGCAGCATCAAGCTAACTCCTTAAATGGGTTCAGTCCGGGCGACCAATGATCAGGCCGCCGCAACCATTGCTGCGAAGTCGACCAGATAATCATCGGTGATTTTCTGTTCGAACATCAGGTTTTCCAGCGGCGGTACCGGGGTGTAGTCATAGCTGATCATCAACTTGCCGGATTTGAGTTCTTCCTTGCTGTTCTTTGCAGGGTCAAACCACGCTTCACCACCGATCAGATAACCGTTGGCAACAAGGCTGCGGAACTTGGCATTGACGCCATCAATGATGTCGCGCACCAGGGTCGGTGACATCGGTTTGTCCACGGCCCAGAAATGCGCTTCGGCCATGGTATCGGCCAGAACCTGTGCCGTCCGGGTATAGTTTTCAAA